CAAATGGTAATGAATTTGTCACCGATGCACGTGAAGCTGCTCCAGTAATTGTTGAATATGATTATGATGCTCTTATTAAAGAGTTTGAGGAGCTTGTAGGTCAGTTGATGACAAAAGATCAAGCATATTTCACACCGAGAATCACTCAGATTGTTGATAAATATCTTGGCAAAGGCAAAAAGGTTAGCGAAACTACTCGCGATCAGGCCGAATTTATTTATCTTATCGTTTCTGAAATGAAGAGTGACCTCGTTCAGTAAAACCATAAACCTGATAACCCAAGGCTCTTAGTAGCCTTGGGTTGATTTTTTTATAAAAATATGGTATAATATATATAGAAAGGAATGATAGTTTGGCGCATCAAGTTACTTGTCAATGCTGCGGTCAGCGCTTTGATCGAGATACAACGGCATTCGTTGAAGTAAAAACTCGAAGATATGCACATGCCGCATGTTATTTAAGAGAACGAGTATCACATCCAGAATTGCCAAAATTACAAGTAATTGACCCAAACGATCAAGTTACTTGTATATATTGTAAACAAACTTTTGACAAAAGTAAAACTGTTTGTGTACAAGTAAGTAAAGGAAAATATGCTCATAGTACATGTTATGAGTCAGAAAAGAAACGTGAAAGAACAGATGAAGAAAAGTTAAATGATTATGTAATGAAATTGTTTCATATGGATTATGTTCCACCAAGAGTACAAAAACAAATAAAAAATTATGTAAATGATTATAACTTTACTTATACTGGTATTCTTAAAGCACTCAAATATTTCTATGAGATTCAAGGTCATAGTTTGGAAAAAGCCAATGATGGAATTGGTATAGTTCCTTACATTTATAAAGCCGCCTATAATTATTATTATAGTATTTGGCTTGCAAACCAAAAGAATGCAGATAAAGACATAAATGATTATGTTAAGCCTGAAGTGCGGGAAGTCAGAATCCCAATCCCGCAAAGAAAAATTCAAAAAAGAAAATTATTTTCGTTTTTAGACGAGGAAGAAGAAAGTGAATGAGTAGTAAGTATGTTGATACATCTGCGGTAATGCAGGTGATAGGTTGTGTATTTAATAATCCTCACCTTTTGGATTACACAGATAAATATGTATTGACAGAGGACGACTTTCCAGACCAGTTTCATAAGATTGTATTCGGTTCAATCTATAAGCTGTATGAATTAGGGTCTGAAAAGATAACACTAAACTCAGTCACTGATTTTTTATCTGCGCGTCCAAAAAGTGAAGCAATATTCATGAAGCAGAAGGGACCGGAATGGCTCACTCAGATTAGTGATATTGCGGATGGTGCTACATTTGATTATTATTATAATAGGTTAAAAAAATTCACTTTACTTAGAGCATATAATGATTATGGCTTCAATGTAAGTGAAATTTATGATCCTGATAATATTCTCGATATTAAAAAGAAACAGCAGCAAGAAGATTGGTTAGATAATTCAACTCTGGAAGATATAGCAAATAAGATTGATGGTAAAATTGATGAAATCCGCATGAAATATGTGGATGATTCATATGGTGAAGCACTTCAAGCCGGTGATGGAATTGATGAATTGATTGATAATTTGAAGATTCATCCCGAAGTTGGTGTACCACTTTATGGGCCATTGATTAATACAGTTACCAGAGGTGCTAGATTGAAAAAGTTTTACTTGCGGTCAGCCCCTACTGGTATCGGTAAGACGCGTTCAATGATTGCAGATGCCTGTTATATTGGATGCAATAGAATTTTTAATGAAGATTTCGCTTGTTGGGTCCCTAATGGTCATGCTGAACCCACTTTATTTATCACTACAGAGCAGGAACTTGAAGAGATACAGACTATGATGTTAGCATTTCTGGCGAATGTTAATGAAGAGCATATCTTAGATGGTCGTTATGAAGGTGATGAAGAAAAACGTATCAGAGAAGCTGCTAAAATTCTGAAAGATTCTCCACTATATGTAGAAGTCCTTCCAGACTTTTCTCTACAGGATATCGAGGACCGCATTAAGAAAAATGTACGCGATCATGATGTAAAATATGTATTCCATGATTATATTCATACCAGTTTGAAAATTCTTGAAGAAATTACAAGAAAATCTGGTGGAATTAAATTGAGAGAAGATAATATTCTTTTCATGCTTTCAATTCGTTTGAAAGATTTATGCAATCAGTATGGAATATTTATTATGTCTGCCACTCAGTTGAATGGTGATTATCAAGAATCTAAAACCCCCGATCAGAATCTTCTTCGTGGCGCAAAAGCTATTGCTGATAAAATTGACTTTGGTTCAATTTTACTTGGTGTTAAAGAAGAAGATTTGCAAAGTCTTGAAGTGGTTTTAGCACAAAATAAATTCCCTACACCGAATCTTAAACTTTCTATATATAAGAACCGTCGTGGTAGATATAAAGGTGTGATTTTGTGGTGTAAGGGTGATTTGGGTACTTGTAGAGTTAATCCACTATTTTGTACTACATATGATTATGAAATTATCCCAATAAATGACACAAAAATTATTACAGAAGAGGAGACAATATTCTAAAATGGTTATTACTGAAACTCAAGCTGCACATGTATGGAGCAAGCCTTTCTATGGCGGAATTGAATACAAGATGCCCAAACTAATGGCGAAGCGTATCCTTGATGCTCGTCATGGAGAGGAAGCAAAGAAGCCCAATCAGCGTTCTCTTTGTGAGTATGTTGATAGGACCTTTGGTCTTAAGGGCCATTGCGTTAAGGTTATCCTTGTATGATGCCATATGACAAGTCAGAGATAAAAAGTAACCTAACTACTGATAATATCTTTGAGTTGTTGTATGAATGGGGTGGCGAACCAGAATATGCTGATTTTGGCATAATCTCCGCCACTATCTGTCATAACCCACCTGGAGTGGGAAGTCATAAACTCTACTATTATGAGAATAGTGGGTTATTCAAATGTTATACTGGTTGCGAAGGAACATTTGATATTTTTGAACTGGCTATTAAAGTAATGAATATACAACAGAATAAGGTTTATGACTTAAATGAAGCTGTCCGGTATATAGCTTTTCGTTTCGGGATGTCTACTTCATTTGTGCAAACAGATGAAGTCGATTTAGATGATTGGAAACGACTGACTGCATATGATAAGCTTCAAGGAATCGAGATAAAAGATTATCATGTTCAGTTACCAGAATATGATGCATCTATACTTGATAATCTAAATTATTCTGTTGCTATTGGGCCATGGTTACGAGAAGGAATTTCACAAGAAGCTATGCGCCATGATCGCATTGGATATTTCGCAACAACAGGTCAAATCACTATTCCGCATTATGACAAAGATGGTCGTTTTGTAGGATTACGTGGACGAACTCTTTGTAAAGAAGATGCAGAACGATTTGGTAAATATCGTCCAATGAGAATAAATATGAAATTATATTCACATCCTCTTGGTATGAATTTATATAATCTTAATAATTCAAAAGATAATATAAAAGCCATAGGTAAAGCAATAGTATTTGAAGGAGAAAAATCAACACTTTTATATCAAACATATTTTGGTATTGAAAATGATATATCTGTAGCTTGTTGCGGATCAAATTTATCTGCTTATCAAGTACAGCTCCTTCAAGATGCTGGCGCAAAAGAAATTATAGTAGCTTTTGATCGTCAGTTTCAAACTATTGGAGATGATGAATTTAAACATTTAACTGGTAATTTAACTCGGTTAAATGATAAATATAAGAATTTTGTAAGTATGTCTTTCATCTTTGATAAGACTATGATGACTGGGTATAAAGATGCTCCAGTCGACTGCGGAAAAGATATTTTCTTGACATTATTTAAAAATAGGGTTATACTATGATATATAAAGAAACACAAAAAGATTTATTTTCTCTTCCAGAAGATTATATGCTTGCTCATTGTATTTCTGCAGACTGGGCTCTTGGAGCTGGAATTGCGAGACAATTTCAGTTTAAGTTTCAAACCAAAACAACTTTACAGCACATTTATCCCTTAAATGGGAAACCATCACATCCTGGGTTTGTTGGTCAATGTATCCCGACATATCGAACTTTTAATTTAGTTACTAAAGATAGATATTGGCAGAAACCAACATATGAAGCATTAAAAACTGCATTAATTCATATGCGAGATTGTGCAGAAATTAATCATGTAAAATATATTGGTATGCCAAAAATAGGATGCGGGTTAGATGGTTTAAATTGGGATACTGTGCGTGATATGATTCTGGAAATATTTAAAGATACTGATATTATAATTTTAGTTTGTTATTTGTGAGGTGAGAGTTTGGAGTATCAATTAATAGCACCAATAGTTGAGAATATCCGGCCAATAGAATAGGTGCTACTAAACAGAGGGTTTAAGCCTCAAGATATTCAACATTATCTTCATACAACTGAAGATGATATACTTGACCCTCTACTAATTGATAATATGCGAGCAGGCGCGGAAATGCTCGCTAAACATATAAAAGCAAATCATAAAGTTCTTGTTCAAGTGGATAGTGATTGCGATGGATATACATCTGCGGCAGTCCTTATTAACTATTTGAATTGTGTATTTCCATCTTGGACTCAGAATAATGTAAGTTATAGAGTACATGATGAAAAAATTCATGGTTTGCTTCAGGATACGGTTTCAGGAGTACATTTAGTAATTGCTCCAGATGCCAGTTCTAATGATTATGAAGTGCATGCGGCCCTCCAGGAACGAGGAATCGATGTCCTGGTCATAGATCACCATAAGGCTGACCGCATAAGCGAGAACGCTTGTGTAATTAATAATCAACTTTGTAATTATCCAACTAAGAGTTTATCTGGCGTTGGTATGGTATTTAAATTTTGTTCATATTTAGATGAATTACTTGGCACAGATTATGCGGATAATTATCGAGATTTAACCGCACTCGGTATCATCGCTGATATGATGGATACTCATGACTTTGAAACGCATCATATTATTGTAACAGGTTTAGATAATATTCAAAATCCTTTATTAAAAATGATGTTGAGCCGAGATAAAATGCACTTTGAGTCTGGAATAAATTATGAAAATGTAGCATTTTATATTGCTCCATATATTAATGCTGTTACTCGTGTAGGTACAGAAGCTGAAAAGTTTTTGCTCTTTGAAGCGATGCTTGATTTTCGTTCCCTTGAGTTGATTCCTTCAACCAAAAGAGGATGTAAAGGACAAGTAGAGACTCGCGCAGAACAGGCGGCCCGCACTTGCACAAATATTAAACGTCGTCAAACTGATAAAAAAGATGAAGGCGTTGAATATGTAGAAAAAATTATTGCAGCAAATGGATTGGATAAAAATAAAGTAATTATTATTTGTATCGACCCCAATAGGTTAGATAAAAACCTATCTGGTTATGTTGCAAACCAACTTATGAGTAAATATCAACGTCCTGTGATGATTCTGCGGCCAAGTAGTAATGAAGATGGCGAAGATACGTGGGAAGGCTCTGCGCGCGGATATGACAAGTCCGCATTAAAAGACTTTCGAGGTTTCCTATTGGGTTTGCCTTATACTGAATACGCAGAAGGTCATAATAATGCTTTTGGTGTTGGAGTAAAGGCTGAAAATCTTGATAGATGGCACCAAGCCATTGAAGAAGCTCTCAAAGATTTTGAATTTATTCCTCGGTATGATGTTGATTTTATCTATCAAGCAAGTAATACAAGTGAAGACACTGTATTTAATCTTGCTAATTTTGAAATGACTTGGGGTAAAGGTGTCGATAAACCTTTTATAGTTATTGAAAATGTTAAAGTCAATAGTGATGATATTGCTTTCATGGGCGCTAATAAACGTACAATGAAGATAACTCTTCCTAATGGTATTGAAATGATAAAGTTTAATATCAAAGAAGAAGAGAAAGATATGTTGGAACCTGGGAATGGTGTACTGACATTGAATGTATTAGGTCAATGCGACCGCAATGAATATAATGGTCGGGTCACAGCGCAGATCAAAATAAGTGATTATGAGATCATGAGCCGGTCGAAGTGGAACTTCTAATCTGCTCCGGCCGGCCTGGAGCCTATGCACCGCCACACTAAATTAAAAATCCTTTGGGTATTTTTTGGAGGAAATTATGCTAAGTGATTTGCCCCATCAAAGATTGTATAGTTATTCTGATGATATACGCCTCACAGAAGAATTTTTAGATACTCTTGATTTAAGTGATTATATTGCCAATATGTATGATGTTGAAGAGCTTATGAGTTTGCTTGAAGACCATTATGGTAAAATGGCAGATGAATATAATCACCTTTTCTTCCAAGGTTTTCTTTTTAATGCTTATGGTACAGATGAATTCTGTCACTATCTTGAAAAGAAATATGGCGTTA